GGCGACCAGCGTGAGTTCAACTGCTACCTCACCAAGTCCGGCACCATCCTGGAAGGTGTGCAGCAGGATCTCCGCATCGAAGCCGACCGCAACATCCTGTCCAAGCAGGACGTGCTCTCGGTGGATTACCACAGCGCCTATCACGTGATGGGCACCAAGTGGATTTCCGCCTCGGACAACCCGACCAACGCCCAGCTGTACGACAAGGACAACTGGCAGGCCACCTACGACATCGACCTCATCCCCCTGGTGCGGATCGTTGTCAACAGCCCCCTCGACACCTCCACCATCTGATAATCAGACCGTGGACGACTCAAGCCTCACCTTCGGGTGGGGCTTTTTCATTGCCGCTACACTGCAATAAAGAATGAACAGTTGCTGTGGCCGCGACAATTAACGCCACCTTGAGTAGCGCCACGGCCAACAGCTACGTCACGCTGGCCGACGCCAACTCGTACTTCGAAACGGTCCCCGACTCCGCCACCTGGACCAACAAGACTGACGACCAGAAAAACCGCGCCCTGATCTCAGCGACCCGCTGGATCGACAGCCTCAACTACCTGGGCGACCGCTGCGACGAAGACCAAGCCCTCAAATGGCCCCGCAACAACTACGACGTTGACGGCGTCGAGCTGGAGTGCTCCCTAATTCCCGCCCAAATCAAGTACGCCACCTACGAACTGGCACGCGCCCTCGCCAACGACACCGGCGCCATCACGGACAGCACTGGCACCACCGGCCTCTACGACGAAGTCAAACTGGGCGACCTCCAAGTCAAATACAGCAAAACCAGCCAAGCCGTCGGCACCATCAACAACGTCTTCGACGTCTACCCCTGGCTCCAGACCTACCTCGGCCCCTACTGCCTAGGCGGCTCGGGCTCCTTCCAACTCCGCGTCTACAGAGGCTGAAATGGCTGGCGCCCTCGACTCCCTGTTCAAGTCCGTCGCCAAAGACGTCGTAGCCGAACTTGGCACGTCCCTCGATACCACCGTCACCTACACCCGCAAAGCCACCCCCACCTACAACACCAGCACTGGCGCACTAACCACAACCAACACCACCTACTCCAACATCAAAGTTCCGATCGAATTTGTGGTCTCCGAGGAAGAGGAAGGCCGCGAACAACGCCAAGCCAAGCTCTACATCACTCCCGACCTAATCGGCAACAACCAGCCAACCCTCGGCGACGAAGTCAGCTTCACCTACGCCGGCTCCAGCCGCACCGCCCAAATCACCGACATCCGCACCTACCGCGGCGGCCAAACCTACCTCTTCATCTTGCTGGTGCGCTTCTAATGGCACGACGCGGCCTGCGGGACATTCTTCCCGACCTCAACAAAAAACTCAGCGCCGACTACAACACCTTCATCCAGCTGGCGCTCGAAGGTCTCGCCAGCAAGGACCATAGCCCTGTCTACACCGGCTTTTTCGCCTCCAGCTGGAAAGCCTCGACTCAACGCACCAAGCCAACAGACCGCGTCGAAGACTTCGAGCCTTGGGCAGGACTCAAAAAACGCCGCGATAAAGGCGATACAACCGCCTACAAAATTGAACCACGTTTTGCCACTCCATCATTCCGTTACACGGACAAAGTATTTATCGGCAACAGCACAAAGTACGCCGCTTACGCCCTTGAAAATCCCAAAGTTGCCACTTTCGTCCAAAGCCAACTCCGCCCGCTTCTGCAAGCCAGCTTCAACGAAAAACGCGCCCCACAAGTATTCGTTGGAACGACCAAAGGCACAGGCGGTTTGGGCTTCCTCGGTGGACGCGATTATGTTTCCTACGAGAGGATCTAAGCCATGGCACTTGTAAACACCCGCGCCGCATTTGAAAAAGCCGTCACCGACGCCGTTGCCGCCGTCGATCCCACGGTGACCATGGTGTACGACAACGTCCCCTACACCACACCAAGCAAAACCACCAAATACGTGGCCATGACGGTGAACTTCACCCAGGCCACCATGCAAAACATGGGCGCCGCCTCCGACTTTTACAGCGGCGTCGTTCAGTGCAACATCTACGTCCCCAAGAACGCTGGAACGTCCACCCTCTCCTCTCTGTGCGAAGCGGTGATCGACGGCCTCACCTCCGTCAACGCTTCGGGCTACACCGACACCTTCACCTGCAAGCCCAAAGTCCGCGACATCACAGGCCCCACACCACTGGACATTGAAGACCGCTCGCACTTTGTGGGCATCATCTCTTGCCAATTCACGGCAAACGCCTAGTGTATTATTGAACAACTTGCACCCGCTCCATGCGAGCCGTCGAACTGCTCCGCAACAAATTCGGAGTCAGCCAGCTTTACAAGCACGAAGTCAAGTCCGGCGACGAGACCCTGCTGGAGATCTACTGGCACCCTCTGACCATCGCCGAGCGCGAGTCCATCCAAAAGAAATCCGGCACCGATGATGCTGGTGACTTCGCGCTGAGTCTGATGATCGAGAAAGCCCTCGACAAAGACGGCAAGCGTCTGTTCCAAGACGGCGACCGTGCCGCTCTCCGCCGCGAAGTCGAAGCCAGCATCCTCCAAGAAATCCAGCTGGCGATGCTGACCTCCGGCTCCGAAACCAAGGTGGAGGAAGCGAAAGCCGCGCTCAAAAGCTGACGGCGACTGGTACTTCTTGTTTTTCCTGGCCAAAGAGCTTGGGAGCACAGTGGCGGATTTGACCCTTCGTTTAACACACGAAGAACTATTGGGGTGGGCAGCTTTTTATGAATTAAAAAATGAGCAGGAGGATAAGGCATTGGAGCAGGCTAGACGCCAAAGCAAGTCCAGACCGCTACGGTAGCTGTAAACTGCTACTAGTCCCTTCTACGCACTGCTGTGGCCAATTACAGCGTAGATATTGAAGTAGCATTAAAAGGCGTAGAAAAATTGCGCGAGTTTGATCGCGTACTGGGCCATACTCTCGGAAAAGTTGAGGAGCTACAAAAAGCTTATGCAAGTATTAAACAAACAAATCCTTATGATGTTGCAGGAGCACGGCAAGTAACAGAAAGTGATCGACAACGTCTGAGCATCCTTAAAGAAATAGCCGGAGTACTTAGGGAACACGCGCAGATCCAAAGTAATACTGCAAGACAAAATTTAGAAGCGCAAGCACAGGGTAAAAGAGAGATACAAGAGTCCCTACGACTTCTAGAAGAACGGCAGCGCCTGGAAAGCATGTCGGGACGTGGACCTAGTAATGAAGAGCTTAATAGACGGGCCCAAGATATTCAGGACGCTATTGATAATGCCGCTCAAGCAGAGTTTGAAGCTCGCCGTCGAGTTGCAGAACTTGAAACTAAATTGGATGAGCAATCTGCACTTAAGCAAGCCAAGTTAGACCAGATTGAACATGAAAAACGACTAGACAATCTAGAAAGAGAAGCTAAAAGAGAGCAACAATTAAATGATGCTACACATCGACAACAACTTCGACAATTTGACGATCGCCTTCGTGCTGCTCAGCAAAAAAGGCAGGCAGCTCAGCAATTACAGGAAGACCTGTTATTGGGCGCAGGATTTCCACTGCTTTTTGGTGGCGGACCCGGCGCTGTTTTAGGGGGCGCAGCCGGTGCACTTGCTGGTGGCGGCGCCGGAGGTTTTGCCTTCCAGATAGGTCTTTCCGCTATCGGTCAACAATTAGACATTGCTACCGAATCTGCACGATCTTTTGTAAAAGCTCTACGCGAAAACGGCAATGCCGTTGGCTATCTGGAAGAGAACTTAGGCTCGTTAGATCCTGAACTTAAAAAGACTATAAGTAATCTTCAACAAGCCGGTCAAACAGCCAAAGCTGCTGCCCTTACTAAAGCGCAGTTAGCTAAAGTTGTTGGCGATGAGGGGGTAATTGCTTTAGAGCGTTTTGGACTAGCTTCAGAAAAGCTACAAAATAAACTTAAAGAGCTTAGTCTTATAGGTCTCGTAGAGTTAGCTAAATTATCTACATTTTTTGGCAATTTGTTTTTTGGTGCAGGGGCGCGTACTCAACCCGGTGAAGATGTAACGGGACAAGTTAGAGCTGCAGCAAGAGCACGCCAACAAGATCTAGAACTTACGCGGCTACAAGCCGAAGCAGCTGGAGTAAGTAGTGAACGTGAGTTTGATCGCTATCAAACGCTGCAAAAACGCATTGCTGTACAAGAAAGAGATAAGGCTATTACTGATGCACGTGAAAAACTTAATGTCGATCAAGACATAGCTCGTTATAACGATGAAAAAAATAAAGCACAGATTCAATATGAAGGAAGACTGCGTCAACTGGGACTGGAAAGAAGAGATAGAGAATTAAGTATAAACAAGGAATTAACCAGTAGTAGTTTACGGGTGCAGGAAGCAGCGCTTAATTTTCAGATTAAGCGTACAAACGCACAGTCACAGGTTTTACAGCTTGGAAAAACAGAAATTGAGCGTTTAAGTATTCAACGAGAAGAGAATACTAGACTTTACACTTTACAAAAACAGCTGCTTAATATAAGATTAAAACAGAACTTAGTCGGTGTACGTGAACAACAAGTACGTTCAGACTTAGTTCGAGTGCACGGTATTGAACTTAGACAGTTAAAAGACACGTATGATTTGCAAACAGCTATAACTGATGAACGCGAGCGCCAATTAAAACTACAAGAAGATCAAAACGCTGTTTTAAGGCGTGGTGCTGTAAAAGAGCAACGAGAATCTTTC